TCCTTCTGCTCCCTTCTGGTAGTAGCATCTTCATTGACAGCTACTACCTTCCATGAGAAAGGCATCTTCATCTCCATGCCCATGAGAACTTTTATCTTTCCTGAAACTATATCCCTGTTGGTGAAATTTGCGGGGAGGTCTCCTACCTCTGAACCAAAGGGCTGACATACATAAGTGAAATCCTGTATGTCTATGATGTTATTGAATAAGTCATAGTTGACTTTCTTGCGCTTATATTCTGAGAGGCCACTAAAGGCCATGAAATTTGTACCATTAAAGGATTTAGTATCTAACAGGTTTGCCTGATCCTTATACCACTGTTTATCATTTGCATCTTTCTTTCTCTGACTTATCCTCTGTTTATTGTTAAGATACTTGGTGTTCATCAGGCTGAATGTTTAAATTGTTTCTTCATCATTTCAAGTAAGTCACTGGCATTGGATGAGCCATTATTCTCACCATGTACCTTGTTCTCTTCTTCTTCTGCTATCTGGAACATGACCATCATGAAGGACATCACCCTATCAAAGTTACCTTGTCTGTTGTAGAAGATCAACTCTTCAAGCAATGCAGGATCATAAATAGTTTCAAGGTTAAGAACTGCATATCCATTTTCGTCATAATCACGTATATCTAATAACCACTGCTTAATGTATTTCTCTCCTGCATCTTTAAGTTTCTCTGCCATGTGAACACCATAGACTCTTGCTACCTTGGAATTGTTGATAGCTTTAGAGATAACACCATCAGGCTGAGCAGCAAGCAAATGTAACTTTTTTCTACGTTCAAAGTATTTTTTAACATGAGTGACCTCATTCTCATGCATGATCTCTGCTCCATAAAGCTCTGCTAACATTTCACATATCCTGTTCACATCATCAGGATCATAAGGTCTGCCTATGTACTGTGCTACTATCCTGTTGGAGCTATAACTGAACTTATGATTTGCTTTGTAAACATAGATGCTGCCTAAAGAAGGGAGGACAGAGGTTGACTGATCCTGTCTGTAAGGGTCAAAGCCCATCTTGTAGAGACCACGAGGGGCATTGGGAATTGGGTATTCATAGATGACAACAGAGCCTTTAAGGTCTTTGGTCTTTGGTTTGTAATCCCAGAGTGGCTGCAGGTATCCATCCAGATCAGGTGTTGCCTTGATGATGTATTTCTTACCGGGGATTTTATGTCCATCATCTGTATAGGTATCTGGTTGATTGACTTCCCTTCTTTCAAGAAAGCATGCCTGCCCATATTTGAGATGCAGGTTCTCTCTCATCACCCTGTTGTATTGATTACGCAGTTCAATTACAGGGAAGTCATTCATGGAGACCATTAAGAATGCCTCCATTGGATTGAAAGGATGCTCCTGTACTCTTTGCTGGATAGAGCCAGAGTCAGATGCATTGGCAATGATCTTTGCTCTTACTGTTTTCTCTTCCTTGGTTGCTCCTATGATATCACTGTTTCCCTGTTCATCATAGTAGCCTTCCATGTTCCATGTAACAGGATGGAAGAAGCCACAACAGGAATTCTCTGCATCCTCATCCCATACATTGACAAATGGCATGAGGTTATCTTCCTTGGGATGATAGAACATATCTGCATAGTCAGCAGTGCCAGATTCCATATCACCACCTGTACCAAAGATGATGATCTGTCCTGTAATATATTTACCTGCTGACAGGCTTGGTGAGGTTTTCCTGAAGCTCTCCTTAAGATTAGGGAAAGCTCCTGACTCTTCAAACAGAACTACCTTGGGGTCTTTACCTCTGGCTGCTTCAGGATTATCTGCAAATGTTATTGCCATTATCTCTGACATATAGCCTGCTTCCACTGGCATACCCTGTGCATTCATTTCCCTGAAGGAGGCCCTCTTATGTTCTGCCTTATCAACATATTCCCTTGCCTTTCCCCAAGCTGTTTTGTCATTGAGGAAGGATAGATATTCAGAAGCCATACCCATTGTACCAGCAGGGTAGAGATATTTCTTGTCAAAAGCCCCAATGATAGTCTGAGACTTGCGAATAGTGTTGTAGACATTGGCACAGATAGCTCCGTTTTTATATGAGTAACCTTTTCTACGGGATTTACCAATGATAATGTGATGTCCTCCATCCCTCCAATCAACTTCAATGGTAAAAGGAAGAGCAAGACTTTTAAGAACTTTCTCCTCAAGGATAGTTCTGAGATCAGAGTTCTTTTTAAGTACACCATCAGGGTCAACATACTGGAAATTGGTTGTATCATTTATTTCAAGAGCATTACTAATTCTCACCCTCTCAGCTTCAAGTCTCCAGTACTCAGCTCTCTGTTCCTTAGTGGAAGGAGCTAAAGCCTCATCAGTGAACAGGCCATTTTTTGCTATCTCAATGGCCCAGAAAAATGCAAAGTCCCCATCCCAGAAATCAGGAGCTTTCACCTCCTTGATTGCTATCTTACCTCCCTTCTCCTCTGCTATCTTGATCTGTGTGAAGTTCAAATAAAAATAGTGGTGTTGTGTTATCTTCACCCCACCACTACTGTATCCATTGATGCACCTGTCCAGCATAGTATCCCAGTACTCTGTGTACTGGTGTGAGCCTTCAGGGTCAGTACAATAGTATCCATTCTTCCTGAAGCCAATGGCCTCCTCCCTGAATACCTGTGTGTTTAACCATACTCCCTGTTCATTCCTGACCTGATTGGTTATAAACCTTGTGCTCACTGGCTACCTGTTTTTAAAGCTGTCATAAAATAAAGTATTAATTTCTCTGTCTGGTGTCAATTCAATATGTTCATCAAAGACACTCTCATACTCAAGCAGCCTGTTAAGCCTTACTATGAGATTGAGGTGGATCTGTTTTGCTACTTTAGCATCACTGCTTATGTACTCTTCCTTTGAGGTGTAGGTGCTGATGATATCATCACAGTCCCTTACCACTCTTGTTGAGTTAATGATCATCCTCCTGATCTCATCTCTCATGAAGAGAAGCTGTATCTCAAAGATGTTTAATTTAGTCCTTACCTTCTTCTCAGAAGGAGTGACATACTTACTGCTTATCAACTTTTCATAATTGGCAATGTTCTCCCACATTTGCCTGCCTTCATCTGTTAGTTCTTCTGTGTGTGACATAGTATATGTTTTTAGGTTGGAGTCCAGTACTGGATTTGAACCAGTGTCCCAGGTTTTGCAGACCTGTGCTTTAGCCCCTCAGCCAACTGGACATGTTAGGTGATTATCTCTCATACTGACCTATCTTCCTTGAGTTACGAGTCCTTGACTCTTCCACCAGTTCAAAGTTGACCTTACTTCTTGCTATTTCCACTCCTTTAGCCACATCAGGCAGTTCTTTCAGAGCTGCTGCCACTTCTTTAGGCTTGATGATCATCATTCCTGTCCTTGTTCTCTCACTGAAGTTAAAGGTATTGAAATAGTTCTTCAGTTTCTCAGAGGCTACAAGACCAGAGGTAAGTAAGCCATAGGAAGGAGAGTAGTCATCCAGCAACTCCTTGTACTTATCAATGCACTGGATCATGAAGTCAGTATCAGGATAGTGTTCGTCTTTATAAACCTCCTTCTTTACTTTAGCTGGCCTGTCCTCTTCACTATATCCAAAGTAAGGATTGGATTTCTTAGGTGAGCATACCAGTTCCACATATTTGAATAACTGCCTTGCCCTTGAATGACCTTCACTCTTATCAGCTTCCCAAATGGAAGAGAAGGGTTCTATCATCAGAGCATGTTCACTGACTATGAGCACTCCATTAACTATTTCCCAAAGCATCCTGTAGTCTGTTTAATTGTGTTATCTAATCCATCTGTATAAGGTACAGTAGTGTTAGGTTGGGCTGGTGGCAGCATCTTATTCTCAAGCAAATCCACATCATCTGCCAATAACTCTTCATGAGTGGCTTCCTTGAACTTCTGTTCTTCATGATACTTTTCAATAGTGAGAAGACCATCTGTATCACCATAATCAACATAGAGCTTCTGCATTTTCATCTCACTGATTGTATCAGCCATAAGCATATATCCCTTGTACTCCTCTTTTATAAGTGAACCAAGTAAGGGCTGGTTATTAATAATGCTTCCATCAGCCTGTAACCATCCTATGATCTGTGGGTTCTCAAAGTTAGCAGAGTAGACAGGAGTAGGAATGTAAGCAAACTCCTCAACTAAGTTGTTCTTCCTGATAAAGAAGTTAGTCTCCATCACTTTGGCCTGCAGAGTTTCCAGCTCAGGTTCCTTGGTAGTGGTAGTGAGGGTGTTAATGGGAGCTGCTGCCCTGAACAAAGACTTAATGATCCTGAGTATTTTCATGTGTATATGTTTATCTTCCTACCCTTGCTGTGAACTTCAGTTCCTCTGTCACTGTTGTTCCATCCTGAGAAGTGTACTGGATAGTGACAGTCTTATTAGCCTTGTACCAGCCCTGAACCATTAACTGCTTGGGTACAGAGTTGGGCTTGTAAGTGATAACAATTTCATGACTGGCTGTATCATTGTAAACAGTGGCACAATCACAGGTGCTCTTTACATCAAGGATTTCACCCATGTAGTCATAGGGAAATTTCACATGGATAGTCTGCCCTGCTCTTACATGGCCAAGATCAATAGAATTTCTCAGTAACATGCACCTTAGATTTATCGTTTAATAATTTAGGTTTTCCAAACTGCTGATATTCCTGCTCCCAACACTGTTCATTGATGCACACCACTGACTGATTGACACTGAATCTTCTCCACTGGTCAGCATTCATCATAGGAGGATAACAGGGTTTATCACAGGATTTGTTTGCCATCTGTAAAGCTGTGGTAGCACAGCCACATAACTTACAGGAACCTTCAGAATAGCAATCAACATCCATCCATCTTATCCTGTACTGTATCTGCTCATGTATGTGATTTCTCATCATCCACCTGAGTTTATTATTATAGAATATCCAGTATCTATAGTAACCAAGGAAGTAATGCCAGATGTCAACCAGATTCCTGCTCTTCGTTAATCTCTTTTTTGTCATACTCATCAAGGTGTTTCATGTACCTGCGTAAATAATCAATAGTATCTATGTAAGCCTGTCTTATTTCCGGAGTATCCTTATTGAGTGCTACCCTTTATGTATATATGTATATGATCCTTTTAAGCCTTGTCCTGTAAGTCCTTATCATACAAAGGTACTTGACATGAATGATAGGAATATTATCCTGTCTTATGCAGTGTTTAATAAACTCTGAAGGAGTTCTGCAAATGTCAGAGAAGGTGAGAAAGTCCATGTCAGGGTACTGATCTTTTACTGATTCATAGTACTGTTCAATAGCCTGATCCTGTGTTAAGATGGGCATATTACCTGTATTTTTTGGTGAGGATTTCCATAGCCTTATTGAAATCAGCTTCTATCTTATCCAATCCCTCAACAAAAGCAGCCTCTTTATGGAGGCCGGCATTAAACTCAGCTTCAGTAATAACTGGTTGTCCTTCCTGTCTTACATGCAGGTTATAATATTCATGAGGCTTCATGGGTCTTGGATGAGTGATGTCTACGGGATTATGCTGTGTGTCATTTAACTGTGTCTTACTCATGGTTATTATTGTTTTGTGAGACAGTGATAGTACTGAGATTCACTAATTTAAACAGATATTTCTGTTCATCTACATTAGGAATAAGCAAGGGGTATATTTTTATCATATCCCCTTGCCTTTCCAACACTCCTTTGTCAAATAAGAACTTCATAAAGTTAGATAATCCTGCCGGAGAAAGATGAAGTTTAGCCATTACAATTTTCCTGGCTGAAGGCCCAAACCTGTAAGTGGCTATGTCTCCTTCCAGAGCCATGAAAGCAGCAATGACCTCTATCTCCCTTGGGGTCATCTTAATGGGGAGAATACAATTAATAAGATTGAGATGAATCTCATAGTATTTGTCAGTAGAGAGTCTTAATGTTTTTCTAATGTATTGATCCATTGGTAGTATATGATTGGTCTAGGATAAGGTGAGGGGAATGAGTGCCTTGAGATGTTTCTCTATCCTGTTGATTAGCTGGTGCTGTGGCATAATACTGATGAACTTCTTACCACTGCTGTATATCTCTCCATAGTCCCTGTTCCCATCATTGATGTCAACGAATATTCCCACTGCATCTATCTGGTAGAACATCAGCTCCCTGACATCACACATCTGTAAAGAGTATCCCTCATGGTTGGCAGTCATGGACATAGTAATCTCATTATCATGGAAGATGGGAATATTCAATCCTTTTGGCATCATGGCATTACTGGCTTATTGTCTAGTGGTAAGAAGACCTTATGAAAAAATCTGAATTCATGTTTGGATAAGGACAGGTCAAGGTCAATGGTGAATTCAATAGCTGATCCATCCTTTAGAAAACAAAAGCAGGACTGGTTATCGAAGACCATCCTGCTAATTCCAATCCTATTGGTTATTTCTACTGCTTGCTCCCCTGTAAGTTCTGTCTCAATAGGCATAATGTGTGTTACTTTAATGTCGAGAGGGGAAGAGTTTGGGGGAATATCAGCACTTAAGCACTTGTAACTTCTTTGCTTAGTCTCATTGCTAAGTGCTGAAACTCACCTCATCCAACTTAAACATACTCATAGTTTTAATTTTAGTATGTAAAAATCTTACTTAAGTCTGATGCAAAATTACATACTAAAATGTAATTTCCAAATAAATTTATGTATTGTCAGATTTATAATAGGAATCCCTGATAATGACTCTTTATCAGGGATTATTAGGAGATGGGTACAAAAGAAAAAGTTACTATGCCTAAGTCTTGAAGTTCACCCCTGTATTCACTCCCATGATATGAAGCAGGTATAATATCCCTATAATGATCAACAGGATATTGATTGCTATTCTTGGGATTCCGGGGGTTACATAAGTATTATTGGCCCAGAACAAAACAGCGAATAATACCACAATCAGAAACAATAGGATTATACTCATGTTGGTTTCATTTGATGACGTTTCTTAAGTGAAAAGGATGGTACTGTGAAGAAATCAATTTATGTACCATAAAAAAACCCTATTAGGAATAACAGGGTTTTCATTTCAATCAAAGACAAAGCCGTAATACAAAAAACAAAAAAAATATGCAAAAGTTTCTACAACCTGGGGTACACACTACCCAAGTGCATATTAAAGATAGCTCATTAGGTCTTTACAACCAAAACATCAATATCCTGCCACGCTACTCCATTCCAGAATTTCATCTTAGCTGGTGGACTGGAGTAATCCTGAAGATTCATGGCTTCAAGCAAAACAATAGTGTATGAACCTGTACCTGATTGGGTAGTGGTTAAGGCGAGGGCTTCATTAATGGAAGCAATGATAGCAGACTGGGAGGATATCAGATCTGAGAGTGTAAGAGCTTCAATGATAGTACTGAGAAATGACATAGAAGAAGAAGGACTATCACTAAGAGTAAGAGCTTCTGCAAGAGGAGCTAAGTAAGTCATCCTGCTGGTTTGCTGAGTAGCAAGGGTCATAGTCTCAGCTATCACCATCAGGTAAGCAGAAGAAGAGAGATAGCTATCATTGAGAGTCAGAGGTTCAGTGATATTGACTAAGTAAACATTAGTGGAAATGATAGTATCAGTGAGACCCATCAGCTCTGATATAATGGCTGAGAATGCTCCTGAAGCTGATGGAGCATCTGATAGGGAGAGAGCTTCATTGATAGCTCTGTTACTAATGAGAGAACTGAAGGGAGCATCTGCCAGAGCAAGTGCTTCTGTAATTGAGGCTGAAGTGATAAGAGATGAGCTGAGAAGATCAGCCAGAGTCATGGTCTCATCTATTATGGCAGGTACACTTCCAGTGAGTCCAACTATTTCATCAATGAGGGCCATAGCTTCAAGGATAGAGGAGGACATCACCTGTGTAGGAGTAATGGCATCAGTCAGGGAGAGGGCTTCAGTAATTGAAACAGTGGCAATAGTGATGGTAACAGAAGGAGTATCACTAAGAGCCATAGCTTCACTAACAGATACAGTGACAAAAATGATAGTGGCAGAAGGAGAATCAGCAAGAGACAGAACTTCAGACACAGATACATTATATGTACTGCCACCAACAGGGGCAGCAGGAGCATCAGTAAGCGCAATGGTTTCTGTAATGACATTGGTAATGATAGTGATGGTGACTGAAGAGATATCAGTAAGAGCTAATGCTTCAGTGATAGTGAGAGTAGCAATGATAATAGTAGTGGAAGGAGAATCACTGAGGGCAAGAGCTTCAGTAATGGCTTCATTATAAGTAGTGCCACCAGCAACAGGAGGAATATTACCGAAGAATATCTTGAAGGTTGCTGGCATTTATGATTATGTTGTAGTAGGAATGCTAAGAACAAAATCAGCCCATTCTTTGGGAGAGGTCTGGTCTATAGCTACCACTGTAATTACATCACCATTCATTTCAGAGGCAGATAAGGTGAGCAGGACTAATATGGAAGCTGCAGGTGATACTGTAGGCAGGGTAGCAAGATCAGTAAGAGCACCACCATCTATAGAGACCTTGAAATCACCAGCAGCAATAGTAGGACTGGATTTAAAGTCTCCTGCACTAGCATAGTCTTCCAGCGAAATCCTGATCAGGAAATCTTCATTCTTTTTTGGTGGATTATAAGGGGCCGCCATAGTAAGTGGAGGGGGGTTTAATTAAATTCCTAATTGCAATCTTGCTCTTGGTTTAGTTATGTCCACTGATATCCTGTATTCATCAGCATTTGCATCTATTGAAAGTATGATGGGATTAGGCTTAATGTACAATCTTGGAACAGTATATATCCCTGTAAGGTTATATTGCTGGTTTGTCATAAGAGTCTCAGCTCCCCAGGTTGTTCCTGCATCTGTTGAAATCTTATAATACATATTCATTGATGTAGGCCATGTCTCAGAGCCATCAGATTTACCAGCATAGAAGACATACCAGTAGTTAGTGACAAGGTCAAGGGTGATAGCACATAATCCCTGATCATCCACTGAGTTGTTGACAACATTAGTGAGGGCAGTGATAGCTGTTTCAGTAATTATCCATGCCTGTAAGTCAGCATTGAGAGTATCAACCCCATTCCATGCTGTTAGAATAATACGGGAATTGGTAAGGTCTGGTACTGCTGAAAAGTTAGAGAAGGCTATGGATGCAGGACTATCAGCCATTGAAGCAGAAATTAAAGTTTCAGCCCAAGTGTTAGCTGAGTCATCATAAAGCTGTCTGCTAACTTCATTAGTCGAGATATCCCAGAATATGCCGATAATGTCATTGTTATCAGTGGCAAAACCCGGCATAAGAATCATCATATCTGTGGTTGCAGCAGCTTCATTGATTGTTCTGGTATCCCATACACCATTTGGGACATTGGCATTAGTAAGCCTGAAGAAACCTCCTTCAGTGCCATTATCTATTTGAGTCCTGCAATATACATTTCCTCCCCTGCTACGGGTAATGCTCATGAAGCTTCCTGCCAGTACTGCTGAAGCTCCTGCAAAGATAACAGTAGAAGTAGTTGAGAGAGTATCTGAAGAGTCAGTGTCTATAGTGCGATAAAGACAATCATGCCCTACTGTTTCCACGAAAGAACAATGAATAAGACCAGAGGACAGTCCTGACCACTTATCATACCAGACAGACAGGTTAAAAGCTGTACCTGTATAAACAACTGTACCCACTGACCATGTAAATCCTCCATCCAGTGACTTTTTAAAGCTTATATCCGCAGCAGCATCAATGTAGACATAGTACAGTACACCAGTAGGAGTCTGGATAAGATAATAAGTGCATGCTCCCTGATTTCTTCCGGTAGCTGCTCCATTCTGTGATATAACCATCTCTAATCTTCTGGGCATGGCAGGAGGAGGGGGGTTTAAGCTGAAACTGTATAGGCTACATTAAGAGTATCTGTGTTCACCACTGGCCTGTCACCACCAGTAAAGAGACCAGAACTGAAGAGAACTCCAGCAGTGTTGTCAATGGTAGAGACTGCACCTGTTCCAAGGACAATAAAAGCTCCTTTTACAGTGCCGGCACCAGTAATGGCAAAAGACAGGGCTGCAGTTGTGGTTTTTGAGCCTGCTGAGGCTGCATTAAAGACTACAGTTTTGCGTGGGGCTGTGTAAGTTGGGGCATTAGCCAGTCCAGCTTCAGTCCAACCAGCATGTGAAGCCATTGTATCACCTGCAACTATAGCAGAATAGCCAACTGAGGAGACCAAACCCATGAAAGGGCCTGTTACAGTGTATGCTGCACCTGCCATGATTGTATCAAGGGTGAGATTCTTTCCAACATTGACAACGAGGTTATCAATAGTGTCCTCCCATTTGAGATTTCCATGACAATCAAAGCACTGGAAGTGATATTTTCCCTTAAGATCAAGGTGATCAATGGGGAGAGTGGGAGATTTGATGGTATTAGCGTTGAAGCTGTCATTGATATTAAGTTTTTCTGAGTTCATGAGAGATTATTTAAGTATTAGTAGATGAGTGGTAATTGTAACTAAGCCACTTCAGGGTAAACCTGAGTAGGGGTGAGGAGGAGGTGAGACTTAAGAGGTATCAATCCAGATATCTCCGGGTTCAGGGCTGGAGGGAGGAGAGGAAGACATGGTAATTTTCTTAACTCCGTCACCTAAGATGTAGTAAAGAGGGCTGGCTGCTGCCTGAATGTTATCATTGGTCAAGGGAGGGGTGAGGTTAGAGCCTATGATCTGGTTGGAGTCAGGATTTTTGATGAACTGATCCCACATCCTGTAGACCATTGTATTAATCGTGTTCCAATTTCTGAAATCATCAGGCATAGTAGATGAAATAAGGTTAAAGATAGTCAAAAAGGAAACCCCCTGTAGAAACAGAGGGTGAACCAATTTTAAAAAAAACATATACTACGAAAAATGAAAACTTTATCACCAACCAGATGATAAGAGAGACAAAGGTAAGGTCAATGAGACACTTAAAATTTTTTTTGGTATTAAGATGAGTATAAAAAAATTTTAGAGTAGGAGTGTGAAGGTGATCCACCCTACACGAGCAGCCCCCATTAATCCTTGGACAAAGACTCCCCCGCCATCATAGGCAGAGGCACTTTTCCGTGGCTGCTAATATATCATGAGTGTTCCTGTGGCTACACACACCTAGTGTAGTGATAGCTCATGACAGGTAGGGTGCAGAACATCCTACCAGCACCCACTAATCTTAGATCAATCATTCATCACTGTGTGGTACAGACTGAACAGTTGTACAATGTATGTACATCTTAACTGTATACACACAATACCCTATCAGCCCCCATTAATTCTTGGTATTACATATTTCCTTCACAATTTAAATGTCATTATTATGAACATTTCTCAGATCAAACTCGCTATTGGTATCCCAGTTCTTAACATTTCACGTCAGGTTGATGAGCAGAATCTGCCTCAACCTTGGGTGTCTCATTGGGACGATACCAATAGGGTCAGGGTCACCATGCATGATGATGTGTATAACATCATTGTGGCTGACAAGTCCTTCGATAAGCTGGCTTACAAAACATCTACGGTTACTCCTACAGATGCTAGTAAGCTGCCTTACACCAGGATTGTGATCATCACGCCTAAGGAACTTTTGGGTACACTCTAAGAGTGGCCCTTCACGAAGGGGGGAATTTCTCCCCTTCGTTTTTTAATCTTTTCTGCTTCTGGTTTCATATCCGAGCAACCCCCACTAATTCTTGGCTGCAACAGCAGTCCTTTTTTTTAAATTAGTTTGATGGTGAAAGGTTGAAGCACATGAACAATGTAGCAGATACACCTGTACCTGTCAAGCTATTTTTTTAAATTAGTCATAGATAGAACCAGACCATTTAGTTGGTGCAGTCCCTATCAGGCTACAGTTTACTGTAGTAACAAGTATCTTGGTAAAACTCAGACAGCAATGATTTGAGGCAATGCAGTTTACTGTCCTTATGGGATGAGTAGGCTATCAAGATACTTTCACTTTTAATTTCACCATTCTTTAATTCTATAAATTAGTCTTTTATGCAATTACAATTTCTTCCTATGTCAAGCTGGACTCCTGAGATGTATGCCTTCTCTGATTACCTGTCTACTCTAGATGCATTTAGCACTCCTGTTATTCCTGCTACTCTTGAACATTATCCATTCATTGTAAGATGGGAAGAGTGTGATTGCAGGAATGGAGAGTGGGTAGTGACATTCTTCATGCCTATCACAGCAGCAGGTCATACCCAACTGATTTCAGATAAGCTGAAGAATCTCACTGAGCAGGTCATCAAGGCAGTTGGTAAGAGGAATAGGAATACTCCTCCTACTCCTTGGGATGAATTCCTTGGGAAATGAGTTAAGAATGGTACACCTATAAGAGGTGTATCCTTCTTTTTTTATTGCCTTCATAGAAAAGGGAGATAGGTTATTGTGAATAAATATATTTGGAAATGTCAGAAAAATACCATAACTTACAGTCATTCACCCTCTCCCTCACCACTTATACCCTCTCCCCACCACACAACAAATCATCTTCCTAATCATCTTCCCCTATTCTATATAAAAAAAGGGGGTGCAGGGGGGAAATCGTTTTCCGCAAAGTTAATAGATTGATAATCAAAGGATTAATGAAAAAAGTTGCACCGTATTTTTACTATTTTGGCATGGAAAAATACGGTAAAAAGTGAGTATTTGTACTTGATGGCTTACAAATGTTAGTAAGTAGGAGAGAGAGTGGAGGTCAAGAAGATTAGAGAGACTGGAGTTATTGTTAATGAAATGTTAAAGTATATTGGGTAGGAATAAGGTTAAATTGGGTATATAATTCCATACCCTAACAACCCCCACTAATCTCCGATGCCATTACCAGAATGCTATGTTAATGCTAACTATTAGGTTAAACTCGGAGCACTTTGAGGCTTAAAAGCATAGCTAACTTGCTCAGTACCTGGTGATTAGTTATTTGTGCATCTAAAAAACATGCAAATCTTGCCTTAACTATAATTTTAATAGCCTTTAATTATGAAAGATGGACTCTATCAGGTAACTAATACCTATCTGTGTGCAGGATTTGTTATCCAAAATGGTATTATCACCCATTGTGCACCTATACTACGCAGAAAGATTGGCTATTGGATGACAGTTGCCAAGTTTATCTCATAGTTTCTCAATCACCTATAATTTTAATCAAATGACAAAGCTAAAACAGCTCTATTCCAGCAACACACTCAATCCTGTCCTCTATCACATCACAAACTGGGTAAATTCCCATCATGATGAGACTCAGGAACCCATTCTTTCTGATTACATTGACTATGAAGAGATGATTGTCAAACCAGCTCATTATCTAATGAAGTTCAATGAGGAAGACTGGCAGTGGGAAGTCCTATTTTTTGATACCTATGAAACTATTGAAGAATTACCATTTTAATCATACTCTAAACCCAACTCATTACTCATGAAAAAGACATCTAAATCATCAAACCCAGAAGCAAGCTATACAATTCATACTATCTTGTTCTGCTTAGCTTTAGCAGTACTCATCTCCTTAGTTTCCTGTGATTCTAAATCTGGTCACATGAAACCTAAAGCCAAATTAAGGATTGCAGCATTTGCTCAACCTCCAACTGGCCACATCTGCAAAGATCTAAATCACATCAAATGTGATGGTGAATGTACATGTGATGGAATGGAGTGTCCAAGCCCTATGCCACAGATTGTCATCAAGCAGATCAATGTAACTCCTGGTGGTTATATCTCTTGCAGATACATTTCTACAGATGGAGAAGAATATGCTTATGATCACATGACATCAGAGCAATTTCACAATATCTTTGGTTTCTTAGTCTCTACAGAGGAATAAAATATTAAAATACTGCTGTGGTACACACACTTAAGTGCACAAGGTGTAGTGAATAATCCTACTGTCACTGGATGACAGCATTAGAAACACCCTAAAAAAGGCAGGGGCCATGCAGTATTTTAAACTTCTTTAAACATAGTGTCCAAATCCCAAAAGAAGGTGGTGAGAGAAACATGATAAGAAGTAATCATGGAGTATCAAAAACTGGACTGTAATCCTGAGTAGAATTAAAATAAATTCCAAAAGGAGAAAAAGTGGGAGAACCAGCACTATATTTAATTTCATTTCATTTAAGAACAAAACCGAGGGATAAAATAAAGCAGTCTTGTTGTATGATTGCTGGAAAATAAACCCTCCATTCAGGTAAGTGGGCCAATACTGCCTGAGTGTACATACAACTTTCACCTGTGGGGTGGCCCTCATGGGATACAGCAATAAGACAGGAGTTCTGGTGTAATAAAGCACCGTAGCCTGTCTTTCTTTTTAAATTATTGCTCTGACAAAACAGGGCATCCTTGTTTATGACCATTTACCGTTATTACTGGGAAGAGACTCATTCATGTGTCATCCATCCCTTAACAAGCTGGCATACCACCAAAGAAGGTGCTTATGCAGACCTGCTTAAAGGCCATCCTGAGGCCACTGACCCTGATGAGTGGGAGATGAATCTTGAGCAAGCCACTCTTATTCAGGATTGATTTTTCAAGGTGCTATAAAGTGCTATATGTTCAGAGTTGACAGCAATGCAACACTAATACATGGATCAGCAGCCTTGTTTTCATTTTCATTTTCATTAATTTGATTATAACCCATAAGGGTTCATATATTAATAAACCAAAAGGGCTGAATGTAAGGAACTGGAAGATATACCCAGTACCGGAATATAGGCTCTTATTCAATGGCAGGCAGTGAGTGTCCTTGGACAGACACTACTGGTGTAACCATTGGATTATTTAATAACAATCTTATAGTATCCAAGTACTATTGTATATCAAAAGCCCTGCATTCAGGCCACAGGCCAGGAGAGTGCAGGCTATATTTTTAAATCACCAAAACACCAGATATATGGAGCATCAAATCAGTTATGATATGCTATTTCCAACAGTCAACACACTCAACAATGATTTTCCTGATGTTGATATTCAGAGAAGATTAGTAAATGAAGAAGTGTGCTATTTCATGATCATACCTGACCAGTACACATCACAGCAATTAATAATGCTGGGAATGCTGTTGGGTAAGGCTTACATGAAATTATGGACTATTGAGCAAATTCAGGAACTCCCTTGCTGATATAAACTAGCGCAACTTGTAGGTAGTAGGGATAAACCTTCACATAGCTCCGGCATTATCTCCAGTAATACTTATAACTAAGTATGAAAAAGGATAATGTCCGGGGTTACTTTTATTATTTAAATCATCAATCAAATCAAAGTACAAATGAAAAAGTTAAGTATGGTTGCAGGATTCCTAATCCTGTTTGTAATAGTCAGCAGGGCACAGGAACCCAAAGTCATCTACACTAAACATGTAACCATTGGTTACTGGAGTGAGGTGACAAATCAATATGAATATGATAATCGCGAAGAAGAAAGGATGAAGATTATTATGGAACCCGGAAGGCTTTATATTCTAAATGAAGCCCAGTCCTCATTCAGGTATATCAAAAAACTTGAGCTGCCAAAAAGCAAGACTGAACAGGTCAATGAGTATGTATGCAGGGATAAAGATGGAAAATCCTGCCAAGTAAGGCTTGTTCTTGATTACACTGATAAAAGTTTTTGGATTTTTGTCAAGTATGATAACTACGCAGTATGCTATGAAATGGAAGATTAACTACTAATAAAAATTAAATAATTATTAATCCCTACCTACCATGACCACACACAGATTCAAGGTGTTCCACCCAAGAGGTGGACACCTCAACTACCAGTGCAAACCCAATTTCTATGAGTATGAAGAGATTTGTGAAATTGATGTCCCTGATCTCCATGATGTATTCAGAATGACCCAGAATGATTTAAATCCCACCTATGCATTAGGTGGACACAGATCAACTTCTGTTGGAGATATCATTGTGGACATCAGTGATGGAGATACTTACCTCATTGAGGGCTTTGGCTTCAGGCAAATTGATCAGAGCTGGTTAATGTTCAGGAAGAACTCTTACATTACATACTCTTATTTAAAAATCTTTGGCAAACATGGAATTTAAATTATTTCCCACCGTCCCAAATACCCAGCTTACTCTACAAAAAAAGAGTGAGCTGGATCAGTATTTGAAGCAGCTAATCAATACCATCATTCATGACCTGAGAGCAAGAGGTGGTAACACCACTGACATGATTGATTTACTGGATTTGGCTCATTTTAAAATGACTCATCATTCCTTTTACAGAAGCCTGATTACAGAGGAGATTAATGATAAGCATTATACAGTGACAGTCATTGGAAGATTAACTGCTTATGTGGATATGTTTCATTTCTTTATGACACATGATCTTCCTCCAGTAAGGACTAAACCCAGACCTAAAATTTATTAAAATAAACTCATGATCCGTAAACTCCCGCTTTTACTTGCTATACTATTAATTAGTATAGCCAGCTTTGCCAAAGACCCATGCAAAGGCACAACAACTAAAGGTCAGCCCTGTAAATCAACCATGACATTAGCAGATGGATTTTGCAAACATCATTCACCACTAACTCCCAGATGTGGTGTAATGACTTCAAAGAAGATCCCCTGTAAAATGACAGTAAAAGTTGCCGGTGATAAATGCCAGCATCATGCCCCGAAATAATTCAACTTATTAGGTATAATCTTACCATAGCATCCAAGAAGGCTTAAACCCTTGCAATGTGAGTCTTCCCCTGCAAGGATGAGAATTGCAAGTCTCATCCTATGGTGGACTTGGATTATACCTATTTTTTTTTAATCAATCAATTTTTAAGTTAATGAAAAAGTTATTAATCTGCCTATTTGTATTAGGCACTATCACTATGAGCTGCAACAAAGGCAATAATTCCACTGACCAGAATGTTTTATCAAAAGATGTTGTGGGAACTTACAAGCAATTTGTTTACAGAGTTGGCTCTAACTCATTTATCACTACTGTCACAGCTAATGCAGATGGTACACTCAGAATGAGATTTAAGGATTGCTGCAACCCGGAATATATTTTTACCAAGATAAAGCTGGCACCAGATTTAACCTTCACCCTGAATGAGGTCTTTGCAAGAAAGAATTACAATGGTTCAGCAGGAACTCCAAACCAGTGGGTAGGAAAGGGTTATTTTGGCCACAATACCATCTATCTTGATTTCAAGTGTACAACCTGTTATGACAGGCTTCTAATTGATGGTGTCAAATAAAAGTATTTTTTAAATCAATTCAATAATTAATCATGTCATCACATTTTGATACATCAATAGAAGACCTTGATCTCAGTGTCAGGTGTTACAATATACTAAGACACCATCTTAAGATCAACATATTAGGTGATCTTACCAAACTCACTGAAAAGGAGGTTATGCAGCATAGGCACATGGGATTTAAATCACTTGAAGAAATAAGAACACTAATGTCTGAAGCAGGATTATCCTTCAAAGAAATTCCACCTGTAGATAAAATAGGCCAATTGATATCCTCTGGATACATCACCATTGATGAACTCAGAGACTATCTAAACCGCAATACAAGTATTCTTTAAATCAATTCAATAATCAATCAATTTTAATTTTTATGCAATCAGTTAAAAAGCCTAAACAAGCAAAAGCATCTGTTATGTCACCAGAGACATTAGCATCAATCAAGAAACAAATTCGTAAATTTCACAGGGTATATGAGAAACTCTCAGGATACTGGAATGGCCCATACAAGGTGTTCCCTCATATTGTTGCCAGTTCTGTCCTGTTACAGAATGCCAGCTTTGATGGATCATTCAACAGTGACTACTCTCATGAGAATGAAGTACACACCCTTTATCAAATCCTGGATCTCCTGACCACTATGAGAGATTATCATGGCAATGAAGACTACATGATCACTTATGCCCATAATGAACTCAGTGACATTATCAATTATGCAGAGATGGCAGATATTTGTGCAGATGAACCAAAAGAT